CCTGTGTGGGACAATTATATTGTAGCATAGGAAATGAGCAGTTTATAGACGACTGCTCAGGTCTATCGGCCACGAAGATTCGACTCCTGCCAACTCTCCACTCATAGGAGCATCCGTTGTAAAACCTATTAAGTCTTATAGCGGAATGTTATCCATTATACTATTGAATTTCAATAGTTTTTGGAAGTTTGTCTTCTGGGATCTGCTTTTCAAGTCTGATATCTAAGATACCATCTTTAAATTCAGCCCCAACAACCTCAACAAACTCAGGAAGGGTGAAGATATCAGTAAACTTACGGGCTGCAATGCCTTTATGTAGATACTCTGCTCCCTCTGGCAACTCAGGATCCTTCTTCTCGCCCTTAATTGTAAGTTTGCGATTATCTAGCGATACTGAGACATCATCCTTAGAAAACCCTGCCAAGGCAAATGAAAGAATATACTCTTTATCATTTAGTTTGACCTGATTATAAGGTGGATAATTTGTTGTTGTTGTAACCTTCTGAAGATTTGAGAAGGTATTAAAAAAGGGATCATTAAAAAGATCCAGTGCTGTTTTTACCATGTTATTCCCCTTTCAAGCGAATAAGTTAATTTACCCCCCATTTGGGCAGGTAGATATATTATAGCATATTGTATATTGACTCTGCAAGATGTATCTGCCTATGAAATCCCCAATGTCCAGGAGGCCAGTAATCGTAATCTGCTGCACGGTAGAAAAACTTATTATCGGAAAACTCTAAGTGACAGTCTTCAACTAATCCATTATTATCGTGCATAGGACTAAACTGGTCTAAATAGTCACTTTCGAAATATCCACTATCAAAATCTTTAAAAGAGTAATAGTCTAAAGAAGAATCATTATAGTGGGTCCAAATTAATTTGATATTGTTTGTTTTGCAATAACTAATAAGCATTTTCATAAATAGAATATTATAAAATATTGCAAACTCTTCTGGCAATATATGCTCTGCTATATGTGGGGCTTTAGAGAATTTCTGAATAAGATTATTGGAAAGCATTCCCTTGTTTATTCTTTTATCGTTTGCATTATTTGCAGAAATTCCAATGTTTGGAACCTCTAGTCTTGTTATAGGAAATACTGCAAATATATATTTTGGATTATAAAATTCTTCAAAAAACTGAAATGCCTTAGTTACTTGGGCTTGCATTCCATCTCCGCCTTTTGCTAAAGATATATAGTCTCTATTCATTTTTTTTGATATTAGATAAGGCCAGGTCAACTCTAGTGGCAATCCGTGACCCTCTGTTTGTGAGCATCCTAGTATTAAAATATCTTGATCTTTAAACTCATTACACCTATATCCATAAGAGTTTAGTTTATATTCTATTGGGGTAGAATCTGCCTCTTTGTTTGGCATTCCATCTCCCATATCTTTTAAAGATCTGCTAAGAAAATCTACAGGAAAATTTTTTCTATCACTCATTATATTATTTTATCACTACATTGTTATATGTTTCTTGCCATTTAATGATATCCTCTTCATCATTGAGTAGTGGCTGCCCCTTTATATTAAGGCTAGTATTAAGTAACACTGGAACCCCAGTTTGTAAATAAAACTTATTAAGCACTCTCCAAAGTCCACGGTGTTGCTGTCTATTTACAGTCTGAACTCTTGATGTACCATCAGCATGAACTACAGATGGGATCTTTTCTGGCTGTAAACATTTAACTGTGTACTGCATATAAGGGCTTGTAAAGTCCATATCAAACCATTTAGAGGCACACTCTTCCATAACTACTGGGGCAAATGGTCTAAAAAGTTCTCTTTGTTTAATTAAATTAACTTTATCTTTAATGTTTGGATCTCTTGGGTCTGCAAGGATAGATCTATTTCCTAATGCTCTAGGGCCATACTCTGCTCTTCCTGATGCTACTGCTACTACTCCATCTTTTAGTATTCCGTCCACAATTTTCTGAACAGGATACTCTCCTCCAAGATCGTATCCAAGATATGGGGTTTTCCATTCAAGGTGCTTTCCGTATAGTGCTGCTGCTGCTCCTAAAGAACTTCCTGCATCTCCAGGGTTAGGCATGATCCAGATCATATCAAAAATATTCCATAGCAGTGTATTTGCTGAAGAGTTAAGTGCACAACCACCCATAAATACCAAGTTATTTTTACCAGTTAAAGACTTTGCCATACGCATAAAATCATTTAGTCTTTGCTCATAAACAAACTGGACCGCTGCTGCAATGTCGAACTTATCCTGCTCTGACTCAATCCATCCCCAGTCAGTTATCCCCTTGTGAAAATTATATTTTTGTTTAGTGTATGATGGGAAATACTCATCAACTTTTTTATAATATTTTCTCCAGTCTCCATAAGCAGCCATCCCCATCATAATATATTCTTCTTGGTTTGGCATAAGTCCTATTAGTTGTGTAAAAGCAGAATAGAAAAGGCCAAAACTAATAGGATAGTTTTGCTTATATTTTAATTTTATATTTTCATTTTCTCCAACCCATATAGTTGAAGTGTTATATTCTCCTATAGCATCTAGAACTACTATAACGGCATCATTAAAATCGCTTGTGTAGTAGCCTGCTGCTGCATGTGAGTAGTGGTGTCCAAAAGATTTTCTTGGTATTCCTGGTATTTCAAACCTTGGTTTCCAATCCCCAGAACCACCCTTTAAAAAGAGCCTAGAGGCCTTTAGGAGAGGCTTTTCATAGTAGGCTATATGATCTGGTTGACCGTAAGACAAAGCATCTTTTATTAAACTATCATTGATATACCAGTCATTTTTTTGCTTGCTATATCTTTCAGAGTGTCCAGCAAAAAGTATCTCTCCGTCCTTAATTAAAGAGACGGAAGCATCATGAGATGTTTCGTTTACTCCAAGTATTATCATAACTGTATACCAATAAAACAGAAAAACAGGCCTGTCATAAACAAGCCTGTTAATCTATTGTTTTACTTCTTTGCTGCTGACTTCTTAGCAGGAGCCTTCTTTGCAGACTTCTTGACTACCTTTGCAGTCTTAAGTGCTACATCTACCTCATCTACTGAAGGCATCTTTCCAAATGCCGTATCTGATGGGTTTGCTGCTCTTAATACAACTGGTACTAAAGCACCAAGTAATGAGTAAGCAAGCGTTTGTGGATCTGTAACTCCAGATGCATACATTGCAGTTGCTGCACCAAGGACTGATCGTCCGTATGATGCAAGTGCTGCCTTGATCTGTGAGTTTGTTTTATTATGATGTGTCATATTATTCCTCCTAGGATATAACCTTTGTTAGTACTGTAAAGCCAATCCATAGACCAATAATTCCTGCGACTCCCGCAAAAACTGGTGGTGCTGGCACTGGCAATTTGAATGCTGCGAATACAACGCCACATCCAAAACCTGTTAATACTGATAGCACAATATCTTTCACTTGTATTCCTTGTCTGTTAGTTGTTTATAATGGTTTAAACATACATCTCTTATTGAAGTTTCAGTGCTATACAATTTTTCTGCTTCAACTTCACAGTCAGAAATATGGCAAGAGAAAAAAGCACTATATGCCAGATCTTCATAGGACTTGAAAGATATCATACATCTATTTTACCATAGTCGTCTGGCAGTAGTCCTTTGATATTTTTGTACCCAACGATGAGCCTGCTTGTTACTTCTTCAGAAATAATTGGTGGTCTGTATGACTCTAGATAGTCTATGTCTGGTCCAACAAGAGTAATAAAATTATTAATCTCTTCTTGAACAGATTCAATATATGAATAAGCCCAGTCTCTTGAATCTGAAACAAATTTTAAAAAATCCTCATTTGCTTTTTCTTGATCTGTTTTTACTGTTTTGCTTTGCTCTTCATTAAGAAGCAAAAACTCTATAGTGTTTTTAATTATTTCCTTATTTTTATTTTTTTGAATAATAAAAAGAAATGAAAGAACTGTTGTAGATGCTGATAGGGCAACTAAAAGAATTGGTTCTATCATAATTCCTTTCCTCCTTCTCTTACTAATAGGACTATAGCCCCATTATCTTCTAAAGCCTTCTTTACACGAATCATGTATTCAATTGCCTGCCTTTTCATTTCAACAGTTTCTAAGGACATAAAATCTTTTTCTTTAGCCTTAACTGTTAAAAAATGATCGTTATCTATTATCTGTAAAGAAAAATTCTTTGGCGCTTCTAAAGATCTAAACGCTCTTTTCATTGCATCTGTATACATATTACTCCATAGTTAATGACTGCCATGTCATTCCCCAGTCATCCTTACTCTTATGACTAGCAAACTCTTTAGATATTTCTCCATTTTCTAGGTACACGCCACCCCATACGCCCCATTCTTTTCCTGAGATTCCAACAGAAAAGCACTCTCTTCTTACTGGACAAGAAGAACAAAGCGCATCAATTGCTGGTCTAAGTAGTTCGTCTTCTTCGTATTTATCAAAAAATAAGTTTGTGTCATAATCTAAACAAACAGCATCATCTTTACATTTATACTTATTCATTTAGATCACATACT